CTTGTTACTAATTTTAATGTTTAATTTTCTTAAAAATAAATTTAGTATGCTTTTATAACACAATGTATATAAATCATTAATATAAAATATACCAACTAATTTATTATTTTCACTTTTTATTTTATTAACTAAATTGCTAATAATTACATTATTAATTATATTATTTGTTTCTTTAATATGTTCTGTTAAGCTAAAAAAACCATCTATTTGGCTTTCATCTATGATATTACTATTATTTTTAAGACTACATATTACAGGACGAAGATTATCTCTAATTTTACCACGAACTGACCATTTTGGAGTACTATCAAACAAATATGGAATATTATTAATGTTAGCAAAATTAATAATATCCTTTTTCTTAATGTTCAACATTGGGCGCCAAAAATTAATATCGTCAATAATTTTCAATGTTTCCATTCCAGAAAGATTATCATAGCAGCTTTTATTTGTTATATTAGTAATAATATTTTCAAAACAATCATCTTTATTATGTCCAAGTAATACATAGATATCATCGTTTTCTTTTTGTAAATTATACATATCATATCTTATCTTTTTAGTGATTTCTTCATACATATCACGCAATCCATTATCAAGACAATCATCTCTTTTTATTTCATTAATAGTTCTATATACTAACTTGACACCTAAATAATCACAATAGTAATTAACAAAATCTAATTCATCTTGCGATTCCTTGCGATTATTATAATTAATATGAACAGCAACAAGATTATCTGTAATTTTACTAAGGATAAATAGAGCAACAATACTATCAACACCACCTGACAAAGAAACAACTATTTTTGAACTCGTATTAAGTTTAAAATATTCCTGATATATAGTATTATATAATATGTTTTCTTGAATATTATATTCTTTATTGCTGATATCCAATGATTGCTTATCAAATATGTCTTTATTTAATGCAATCCATGACTTAGGTTGTAAATAGTAATTCAATGATTTCTTGTTAATATCTTTATAAATATTATTTAATGTTGCATAAATATATCTTTTACATTTTGCTTTATTAATATCATCGTCATTGTTGTACAATTTAATAAATATATTGATAATTTCATAAATTTTATCAATTATTTTTAAATGTCTATATGGTAAATATAAAAAACATAATTCATCATATGTCAATATACTAGTATTATATATTGATAATATATAGTCAGATAATTTAGCAGCTTTTTCAGAATATTCATCTACATCAATATCATAACCCAATCTTTTATAATGTCTTGGTATTTGGTCTAATAAAATAACACTGGTAATCAATGTTTCTTTGCTATAAATCTCTTTATATTCATATATTTGTGTTGTGTTTTCAATATATTTTAAATATTTATTACATAAATAATTATCTGTTATTATATTTTTAGAAAACCAATAATCAGGATTGCTAAACCATTCGTGATAAAGATTATTCATTAATACATATATATTAATGAAATTAACGTTATATTATTTTTATTTAAAAAAATGATAGATACTATATTACAATATACTCATCATATTAATTTAATGCAAGGTATTATTAGTTTTTCAAACAGAATAGCTTTTAATATTAAAAGTAATGACCATAAAGATTTAATATTATCTGATTTATATAATAAATATAATATTAAAATTTTACAAAGACATCATCATAATCTTGATAGTAATAATGTTAATTTTATATTATCTAATCATATGCTCAATTTAAGATCAAATGGTAATAGATACTATCTTTATTTTACACTATATAATGACATTGAAATAATGTATTATATTGATAAAAAAATACATCCTGGATATCAGCGTCCTCGTATTATATTTGGACGCGGATTATTTGATAAAAAATTATTTAAGAATACTTTGCTAGATGGAGAAATGGTTAAATGCAAAGATGATAGTTGGACATTTCTGATTAATGATATTGTATGTTATGAGGGTATACATTTGAAAAATAAAACATTACCAGAAAGATTAAATATTATTTATAATATGCTAGCTACGCAATATACACCTGATAAAACTATTGATGTATGTAATTATAAAGTTAAAACTTATTATAATTTATACAAAGAATCTATTAATGCAATACAAGAACTCACAAAAAATCTTAATTATACATGCCGTGGTATATATATATGGCCATATGATTTAAAGTATAAACCTAAATTATATAATTTTGATGATACAAATATTATTGAAGTTGTAAGAAGAACAAAGGATATCACAGAATTTAAAACTATTGAAAATATTACAAAAACCGAAGAAGTAGTCATTGAAAAAAAATACGATATCAATATTGGTGAAGATGATAAAGTATTATATTTAACAAAAACAAACGAACCTGATATATATAATGTATATGATAATGAAGATATCAATAATATGCTGGGTATTGCGTTAGTGCAAACATTGCGTGATAGCAAGATGTTGCGAACAGCATTCAAAGATAAAAATGCAATGACAATTATAGCATTTGTTTGTACATATAATAATAAGTTTAAAAAATGGCATCCACGAGCTATTTCATAATAGCAGGTAAAGATGGGTGTGACAAATAATATTTTAATTCAAAATCTTCATATTTTAAAGATTCAATCCAATTTATTTTTTCGTCAATGCTGCTATCAATATGAGGAGGAAACTTTTTAATAATTAGTTTAGGTAAATCATAAGGTGTGAGTAATAATTGCTTATCAATTTGTTTAACATGTTCTTGATATATATGAGCATCACATATAGAAAGACAGATTTCTGAAATTTCAATATTTAGTACTGTTGCAAGTATTTGTGTTAGCAGAGCTGTACTAGCAATATTAAATGGTAATCCTAGAAATAAATCAGAACTACGTAGAGTCATGTGACACGAAAGTCCTTTACTTGTTTTATTAAAAATATAAAGAATATGACAAGGTGGTAAAGCCATTTTATTTAAATCAACAGGATTCCACCCAGATAATACAGCACGTCTGCTATTATCGGATTTTATTAATTCTTCCAATAAATATCTAATTTGATCTTTGCCTTTTGTTTCAGGATTATTATAATCTTCTCCAAATTTGCGCCATTGCCATCCATAAACTGGTCCTAATTCACCTTCTTTATATTCAGTTAAACCTATACTATCTAAATATTCGCGAGTAGAATTACCAGTCCATATATTGATTTTTTTTGCTTTTAGTTCATTGGCATCTGTTGAACCTCTCAAAAACCATAAAAGTTCTTCAACAATACCTCTAAAAAACATTTTTTTAGTTGTTAATAATGGAAAATTATTGATATCATTAAATTTAATCATACATCCAAATTTAGAATAAACTACACCATTTCTTGTAGTTTTTATTTCACTTTCTTTTAGAGTTTCTTTTAAAAGCTTTAAATAACCTGATTCATTCTCAAAATACATTTATTAGTTTATAATAATAATTTTTTATATGTTTATTTTCATATATTTTAGTAAAGTCTTATTAAGTATATTAAGGATATTTATATACATTTAGTAATGATAAAAAGAATATGGATAATTTATAGAAAATGAGTACATAATTTTATTTTTATTTAGATTTTATAAACTTTTTATAATTTTAACTTTTTACAAAATTATGTACTCATTTTTTAGAAGCTATGAAACATGTCATTATAGGAGCAGGAATAACAGGATTATATTTAGCTTATAAATTAATAACTATAAAAAATGTTAACCCCGATGATATAGTAATATATGAAAAAAATAATCGTATAGGTGGTCGTATTTATACATATAGCAATAAGGGATTTAACTATTCTGTTGGAGCAGGAAGGTTAGGAAAAAAACACAAATATGTTATGAAACTTATTAAAGATTTTAATTTATTAGACCAAATTATAGATATTGGTAAAGATAAAGGATATTATATTAATGGCAAAATGATGACAGAAAAAGAGCTACTAGCTTATTATAAATCAAGTTATAGTAGTCTAGATAAATTATGGGATTATGCAATAAATAAAAATGTAAAAGTTAATAAACATGATTATAATCTACATAACTACCTTTCACTATTTTTGCCAACAAATGAAGTAGAAGTGCTAAATAAATCATTGGGATATATTGGAGAAATATATGATATGAATGCTCATAATGCTATATTAACTTTGCGTAAAGATTTTGATGTTAAAAACAACGAATTCTTTGTATTAAAAGAAGGAATCCAGAAATTATGTGATGTTCTCTATGGATATCTAAAATCACGTAATGTTAAAATAGAGTTCAATACATTATTGACTAATATTGATGATACAAATAAAACATATAATGTAAATAATAAAAAAGATAAATATACTAAGTTATATTTAACATTAACACGTGGTGATTACCTAAATATACCTTATTTCAAAAAATATGAAAATGTGCTTAATAGTGTAAATGATGGTAAACTATTAAGAATATACGCACAATTTAAAGATGTTTGGTTTAAAGATATGCCTAAAACATTAACAGATAATAAATTACAATTTATAATACCGATTAATTACAATTCTGGATTAATACAAATAAGTTATACAGATAGTTATAATGCTGAATTTTGGAATACATTCAAAGATGAGAAATCTGTTAAAAAACATATCAAGAAGTTGTTAGACGAAATGTTTCCTGATAAAAAAATAAAAGAGCCTGAATGGATAACGATGCATTATTGGAGTTCAGGGGATCATATGTGGAAAGTTGGGATTAATTCCAATAAAATACAAAAAACGATTGATGATTTATTTACAAAAAAAGACATTTATATATTAGGAGAAACATATTGTGATAGGCAAGCATGGGTAGAGGGAGCGATTGAAACAGTTCATAAGAAGATTCTAATCTAAATTGAATTGTTAATAAAACAAGAACAATTTAATGGATTTTCACAAAACCCAATACAAAATTTGTTATTCATTACTTTTGTTTGTTTATTTTTATTATATTTGTTTTTTTTATCTTTTAGCATTTTTATCATCATGATTGCACGATTTCTCATAATAATACAAGATAAATCATGAGTTATTTTGATAGTATTTTTAATAGTTTGTGGAGAAGTCATCATATTCTACTTAATATAATTATAAAAATAAATACTTATATAACATATCAATTTTTAATCTAAAAGGGCACAGTCATTGTCTGGCGACGCAAGGTGTTTACGTTTGCTCCCTTTAAATGATGTGAGCAATTAATCTCGCTTGTAGCAGACTTTTTGTCAATACGCAATCTAATAGGCAATACATAGCGTTCAGTATTTTCGGCATATTCAAATTCACTCTTTTTAGATGACGTGCTAGCCTCATTACCATATCCAAATCTTGCTGCATCACTTTCAATCTGGTCGCCACC